TAACCTAGATAACATAGTAAAATTATACTCCGTTTCAAATGCTTGAATATAATAATTAAATAGTTTTTGGGGTGTCATGTTTTTATAATTACTCTTTAAAAGCTTGCGCCTCGCAATTACAGTTTTAACATAACCCTGAGTATTAAACTCACTCCACAATGTGTTTATAAATTGCTGTGCTTTATTAAAATATTCATGTTTAAGGTACTTACGGTTTATGCCCCCATACATTTGTTGGAACGTTAGTTCCTTGCTTTGTTTATACATTTTAGCGTCTACTTCTTCAGTATCAAAATACATTTTTGCCATTTGTATGTGAACTGATTCGCTTTTATCTAATTCACCTCCTGATAAACGCGCTATAATTCGTGGGTGATAACCCTCAAAATCCATTTCAATTAATAAATCGTTGTCTGCTTCAAAGCCATCTCGTTCACCTGTATCGTGTTTTAGAGCTGAGAAATTAACGCTATTAAAGTTGTTTGTAGGGCGTCCTGTTGTTGTGCAAAAATTATACCATCCGTAAATTTTATTTTCATCAATGCTAAATTTTTCATTTATGTCAAAGTGTTTTTTAAATTCCCCGTTAGTTTTAAAGCCCTCACTTACCATTTTTGCTAACGTAGGTGTAAGTATTTCGTTATACCACTTATTTGATTCCTCACTATTATAATTAAGTATGTACGGGTAAATCGCATTAAATTCCTCCTCCAGCGCCTCGTAGTGCTTCGTAAGTGGAATGATTTTATTCACGTTATTCGCGCCGTATTTGCGCTCATAAAACGTGTGGGTGCCCGTTTTAGGTAATCCCTTTAGTGGTTCGTTTTTTAATAAATAATATATGCTTTGTATATCCGTATAAGGGAGTGTAGGGATGTATAGTAAGCTTTTTATTTTTTCTTTTACAAATATGTTTGTATATGATCGTAAATAACTTATTGGTAACTCAAGCTTAAACGCTTCGGGGTGATTTAAATTAATAATAAATCCCTTTTCCTTACTAAAGGAATAAATGTAAAGAGCACATAACGATTGTAGTTTAGGATGTACATCATCATTATTAGTAATAAATTGAAGGTAACATTCGTTACCTTCGTCACTAAAAAATCGTTTTAATTGATCCTGTGTTTCTATGAGGTAGTACATACCCCAAATATACAAAATTTATTCTTGAGAACCAAGTCCTTGCCACACAGCACACCAATAGTTATGTCTTATATTAGCATTCCACCTATTACAGTAACCCTTTTGGTGGAATTTACAATTACCACAGTATTGATTACTAGGTACTCTAGGGTTATCTATAGTATTTATTTGTTTATTTCCTTCTTGATAAGCCGCAGGTAATATTTTAGGTATAGTTACCCCATCAGGGTATATACGTGTAGTAGGAGATATATTTACTACTCCTGCTTTTAGTGAGTATTGTTTTTTATCAGGAAAAAAATCAAATATGCCCGGTAGTTTAGTTTCAAAATACCTTAAGGTTTTAGTATTATCTTCTTCGTTATCTTCTTTTAAAGACCAATTTATCCTAAATACTTTATTTAATGTAGTATTATAGTTTTTAATAAAAAAATCTTCAAATACCTCTTTAGTTGTTTCAAAGTAAGATTTATCGTTTAACCTTACAACTATATATCTTCTAAAATATCCTCTAGAATAATCTTCAGGAGTAGGTGGCGGTACTATAGAGGGGATTGGCACATAAAAGCCTTGTTTATTTGCTTGTTTTTCTTTTAATATAGAATATATTCTATTATTTACAGGAACATTATTAATATTAGGAAGGGGGTCTGATGAAATGGGCCTTAATTCACCTATAATGTTTTGTGGGTCCGTACCAGCAAAAATTCTTCCCTTATCGGTTACAAAATAGTCACCAGTATAAGATTTTTCTGTTTTTAACAGAATAAATTTATTACCGTTGGTATAAAATTTTTGGTACTTATTTTTAGGTAAAAATGCCATTAGTTATTAAAGTGTTAACCTATAATCGTATTTAGTTCCATCATAATTAGTAATAAAAGTACCCCCATCTGTAAATTCTACAGTAATAACTGCTCCTGTAGTAATAGATGCTGGTGTTGGGGTTGAGGTTCCCGGAACAGCAGCAGCAACTGATCCTACGTCATAACACTCAAATGTTATTTTATTTTGTTCTACTATAGTATTCTTAATAGCGGGAACATTTTCTAAAGTAAAATCATAATTATAATCTGTAATTCCTGTTCCTCGTTTTTGAGAATCACCCATACTAAATTCTAAATTAACAGCGTTTACCGTTACTGAAAAATCTTGGTTATTTAATCCTCCTTTTAAATATCTTCCTACTTCTTGATCGGTTGCAGGAGGGAAGAAATAACCACTTAATGTATTTCCTACCTGGTTAACCCAAGAAACTGTAGGTGTATCTAAATTAGTAGGGTAACTACCGGGTTGGGTGGTTGAATAAGAAATAGTTAATTGGTTTTCAAGTGCTGTGCTGGCTTTAGGTTGTACATTAAATATTATATTAGTTGTAGCATAAGCAGATACTTGGCTAAGTTCTGCTTCTTTTTCGCCTTTAGCTACATTAGCCCCCTGTTTAAGTTCTTCTTCGGCAGTTAATACGACCGGGGTAAGGAGACCTGTTGCATTCCCTTTAGGTTTATCAATAATAACCATTTTACCACCTATATCAGTAGTCCAATCACCCCCAGCTGTTATTTTTTGTTCTTCATTAAACACTATAAATCCTATATTAGTTTTAGCATAAGCTTTAGGTAATCTGTCCTTTTTAATTTTAAACATATTCCCTATTACTATACCTGATATTCCATCTATAGTAGCATTAAATTCTAGTGGTATAACAGCTGTAAAGGAAGATCCTTGTCCTATTGCTTCACTTATATAGGTTTCTTGAGTTTGGTAATCTCTTAATATACCTTTAATATTGCCCCCTTTGATTTCATCCTCATTAGCTAAAGCACTTAAATTGAAAAAAAAGTCATTTTGATATTGGTTAAGTCGTTTAAATAATTTTTTTCTTTTAGCTAATAACTGGCTTTTTTGGCTTTCTAGATCATTAACAGTTCTAGCCCAAGTAGGAGTTGTGTCTTCACTTAGGATTCTATTTTTTATTGCTTTATTAAAGGCCGCAAAAGTAACCCCGTCTATATCTTGAATGCTTCGAGGGTCTTGAGCCTGTATTGCAATAGTAGAGGTTAAAGCACTAGGTACATTACTAGTGTATTCAAATGATCTTAATATATTTTTATTGCTAAAGGGAATAAAGGTATGTAAATCTAAATCATCAGGGATTCCATTTTCTTTATCTACTGGAAGGTCAATAATAAACACATTATTTGATTCTTTATCGTCTGTTAAAACAAAATTGTGGTTAGGGCAAGCTTTATTTACTCTATCCCATATATCTGTTATAAAATTACCTATAGTATAATCAGGATCATCAGAATTTTTAGATGCTATTTCATCAATCATATTAATGTTTAAATAGATATTACCAATTCTACGTGCAGCATCTATATTAAGTAAACGTGTGTTTAAATCTAATACACTATTGTTATATCTTATTTCTCGTAGGTTTTTTTCATAAACTGCTTGAGAATAAACAGGGCTAAATTGGTTTATATCAGGTAAATAGCCTAAAATATTTTCTATTAAGTCTGTATTACCTTTTTTAAATTGTAAAGGTAATATACATGTATTAACATCAGTAGAAAAATCTATAATTGATCTGCCACCTTTTTGGGGGTTTAAAGTAGTAATAGAAGTAAATAATAAAGGATCTAATCTGGATATATTATTATCTAAATCGTATATTCTATCAGTTACAATATTTATACTATTTTTAAGTGTTTCGTTTTTTGGGATTAAGGTTGAGTTAATTAAGGTAGCAAGTGCGTCCCATCTTATGTATGGCTCATTATTTTTAAAAGTTCCATATTTCTTTTTAACTTTATCTTTACTATTTTTATACCTAGGATTGTTAAGATCTTGGGAACTCCATACTCCTCCTCTAGGAATTATAAAATTTCTTAGTTCTTCAGTTGTGCTTAAGTTAAATTTATTTAATAAAACATTTTCTAATGTAGAAGCTTTAAATCTAAGTACATCTCTAAAAAAATCTTTATTATTTGTATATGCGGATGAATCTTCTCTTATGTCTTTATATTTTTGATACCTATCACGTTTTGCTTGAGTTTCTTTTTGTTGTTTTTTTGAGTCGTCCTCATCAACTTCTCCAATATCACTTAAAGAATCATTATAACCAGGGAATATTTCTTCTAATTGTTTATCATATACTTTACTATCTACGGCAATATTACCTGTTCCCCCTTTAGCAGCTAGTGTAAAGGAATTAAATGTAGCATAATTTTTTATAGATTTAGTTAAACCCTCTAAAGCATTATATTGAGGAAAAATACCTTCATCGAATACCTCATTAAAAACATCATAATTAACTGAATTAGTGTATGTGTTTGTCTGAGATCTCTGTCCTGTGTCTTTATAATTACCACCAGTCTGCCTTGTATACGTGTACTCAATAGTTACATTACTATTTTCTAATTCATCTAGGGTCATAGCGGGACCTATAAATGGGTTTATAGTTGATATACTAGGGCCTTTTAAACTGTCTAGTATTTCTCCTATAGAAATTAATTCTGTGTAACAACTATACCCGCCGTCTTCTCGAGCTTGGAAACCAAAGTTTTTAACAAAACCTAAAAACCCATCATAATTACCATTTTGGGTTTCTTTTAAATGGTTTATAGTATTAAATACTTCTTGTTGTGAAATATTATTAGTATATATTCTATTATTAGTTGCGTTTTCAACTAGTCGTAAATTATTTTCGTACCCACCATTATTATTAATATAGGGGCACCATCCCCATTCTACTAATACTTGATAGCCAGGACGCATATACAACATTTCTAGTACTTCAAGTTGTTTTCTGTTATGGCATTCGAAGTTAATTTTAGCTTCTCTAAGTGAGCCATAAGCACTTTTAGTTCTTATAGTAGCATCTACTATACCCGGCATAGGAACTATACCATACCCATCAGGAGTAGCTTCAGATCCTATAGCAAAATCACCATACGATAGGTTTGTTTTTAATCCTGGTTTGCGAAAACTTTGTCTGACTTCTTCAAACCTTCGTGTTTTAATAGTTCCGTCTTTTCTTGTTCTTGCAAAATCACTTAATACCCCTCCTTGTAATATAAAGTTTTGAGATAATGAAGCTCCTTTAAGACTATCAAAAGATTCATCTCCACTTAGTCCACCTAATTCTAAATTTACATCAAAAACATAATCAACTAAGGAGGTCATTCTAATAACACACTGCCTGTTAAGAGAATAGTTATAAAAAGCCCCTGCGTTTAAGTTTATATCACCTTTAGGGGTTTTTATTGTATGAGGTTTTAATCTATTCTTTCTAGAACCATCATCAGAAGTATTCCCTATATCAATTAATTCTTCTCTTAATATTAATTGACGTCTTACATAATCTCTAAAAGTATCTTTAAAAATACTCATCTATTATTATTATTAAAATCCATAAATTGATCTACATATTGAACAGGATTTGAGGGGATCCTAATTTGTTCACCTAAAGCTACATAATAACTATCTTTTCTTAACTTATTAGGATTAGCAGCCGCTATTACCCACCAAAACTGAGTATCGTTATAAAACTCATAGCTAAGATTATCTAATCTATCCCCATCCTGGGTGATAACGTAGATATCTTCTTGATTTAAAGGAATTTCGGGTAATATAGTGTTAATATAATACCTTTTTCTTCGATTATCTCTTAGTTGAATTATTTCGTTGAATCGTCTCATTATATTATTAATCCTCTTTCTTCTATTGGGGTCACACCACTAGAAAGTGGAGATGCTGGTGTTGGGTCTAAAGCGGGTGGTGGGGCAGGAGGTTCTGGAACAGATAATATGTTTATATCAGCTATTTCAGCGTCTGCTGCTACTCCATTTACATTAAATTCGTCTTGATTTTCATCGTCACTTTGTTCAGCGTATTTTCGGTTTCCCGCAACACCTATTTCGGGTAAAATAAACGGTGTAGTAGCACTATTAGTAGGAGCAAAGTTGTGGATAGGTTGGAAAGTACAATTTACATCTAAAATGTGTGGGTATTCGTTTATATCTTTATCAACACCTTCACTGTCATGTCTAATTTCCCAAGGATAGCTTGTATTCCAACCTAAGCCTATAGAAGTAAAAAATCCTGGGATTTCATTCATCCAATCTCCTATAGTTAATCTAGAAAATACACCCCTCATTCTTCTATTTTTGTATTCGGGGGCTGTTTGAGCTACTAAATAATTTAATTTACGCCATAGGGGCTTTTGTTCGGCTTTAGATTGTGCATGAATTTTAAAGCTAAAATCTATCCCTCTATTAAAACCTGAATAAGTGTAAAATTCTTCGGCTCTGCCATTATATTTGTAACTATTCCAATTTGCTGAAAAGTTATCATTTATACTATTTAACATAGCTCTAAAAAGAATTACATTATCTTCTAAAGGATTTTCTGTATTAACTACAGCTATCCTGAATTTGATGTAATCTTTAAATATTCCTTCAAAAGATTCATCTGGGCTAGATCTTTTAAAAATACTAGCAGCAGATATTTTGTCACCTGTTCTTATATCGTATATATTTGGGTTAGGTTCTGTTCTTTTAGATCCAGGGTTGCCTAATTTATACAGGTTGATTCTTGTTTTTTCATTAGGGATAGGGGGTGCTATAGGATTACCATCAATTTCTCCTCCAAAATTTCTATAGTCATTATGTTCAATTTTAGGAGTTTTACCTTGCCTTAACTCATATAAACCAAGATTAAATTGTGGTAAATAACCCCCATTATCCCCTATATCATTAAATGGGTTACTTTTATATCTTTTTATTTCAGTTTTTCCTATACCAAAAAGAGAATGTGCTCCCCCATTATATGATTTAATTAAGTCTTCTCTTACAGGACTACTAAGTATAAAACGATTATACAATCCCTTTAAAGTGTGGTCCGAAGGGTTTAAAAATTTTTCTTCTTCTATAGCTTTAATTTCATATTTAGCGCCTCCTCTAGATGGGTCATAATTAAATCCTGATTCAAACTTTATATCTAGTAAACCATCTTTTCTAAATCTTACACCTGCCACCCCCGTTCCTGCTGTTAATAGTGTATTAACAGGAAGTGTTAATCTGTTTCGTGGTGATGTTAAATTTTGGGGGTTAGTAGCAGTTAAAGCTAACTGAGCTGCAGACCATGCTAATCCATTAGGGCTAATTAAAACTTTACCTAATCTTTCTACATCAGTGACTGCTCTTTGAGCTAATGTTACTGCCCCTCCTCTAACAAAGTTATCAGTAACTTCTCCTACTAATTCTAAAGTAGGATTTGTAGTAGAATCCTCTACCCCAGGTAACGGATTACCATCAAAATCTTTTACTATTAATGGGGGGTTAGTAAGAGTACTATCTCCATATGTAAAAGATCTTTGTTTAAAAGGTTTAGTAGAAGTTGTTCCGTCAGGGTGATTTATAGTAAATGACCCCTCTTCAGCATCAAGTAAAAGATTTTTTAATTGAATTGCCATAGAACATATTAATAGCCGTAAAATCCTTCTTCGGGACCTGTATTTTTGTAAAGCGGTGGTGTTATTCCTTCTAAATCCAAATCCTGATCTGTAAAGGATGCAGGGGCAGAAAAAGCAGATCCACCATAAGCAAATTGGTAATTAGGGCCCAATAAGGATCTACCCGCTTGATCAGCGCCTGGTCCTGCATGGAGAGGGGAATTAGAAGGGATACTAAATGGGTAAGCACCTCTTTCAAGACTAGTAAGGCTGCCTCCTATAATAGGAAAATTGGGGCCTGTTTGATTTTCCATATCATTAACAGGTCCACCACCTGCTATTCCAAAAGATCCTACTAAGTCATAAATTGATTCTAAATTTTTAATTGCCATGATTGTGTTGTTTTATTATAAATATTAAGCAAATGTAGGACTTGCCTGGAGACGTTGGGTACCTGCTAATCCTCTACGACCATTACCATTAGAAGCTGCAAATGCGTCCCAATTATTTTGAATTACTATAGGTTGTGAAGAAGCTGTAGGACCTTTACTAATATTAGGTGATACCGCAATACCATCTCCAGCAGCTGTAACTGCAGTAGCTCCAAATTTATCCGTAATTTTAAAAGGACCACCTCCTGGGGGTGCAATACCATCTTCTACATAAGTGTATGCAGCTGCCGCAGAAGCGGCTAATGCCGCAATACCTGCGACCGCTGCTATAGTACCTATAATAGGACCTGCTTTAGCATTTTCAGCAAAAATAACACCTGTTGCTTGTAATAACGATAATATTGCGAGTGTTTTTTGGGCTGCAGCTAAACCTATAAATAATGAAGTTAAACCAATAACTAAACCCTTAGATTGTGCTAAAAATTCTACTACATTACCAAATCCTTCTACTAAAGGTAATACAGCTAAACCTACATCTGCTAAGACTGTTTGAAATTTTTCTTGAGCAAGATTTATTTTATCTTGTGTATCTAATTGTTCTAATCTATCTGCTAATTCATTTTTACCAAGAGCTCTTAACTCTTTAGCATTCATATTTTGGGTTTCTTGTTTAAAGAGTATATCAGATAATTTATCTGATGACATACCAAAAGCAGCAGCTAATTCATTTTGTTGAAGAACATTTAATTTAGAAAATTCACTAAAATTACCTGCTTGATTAGCTAATTCATTTGCGAGACCTTCCTGATCACCCGCTAAAGATAAAGCTCTTGCTCTTTCTAAATTAAGTTGTTTACCAGTTATTAATTCGGCTTTTAATTCATTCTCAATACTACTTTCAAAATCAAGCAATGCTTTAGAACTTGTAACAATATCATCTAATTCTGCACCAAACAACTTAGCAGCAGTAACTGCTTTAGCTATAGCTGCTGGGTTAGCTCCTAAATTAGATCTTACTTGTCCTGTAACTTTACCAGTATCTTCTAGTATTTTTTTTAAATTTAATTGTACTCCCGACTGTTTTTGTAAACTAAAAGAAGCTGCCAGAGTATCTTCTTCAATTTCTCTAAAAGTTTTACTAGATCTTTGTGCCTGAAAAGCTAAACTAGCAGCAGATTCGGCTGAAATTCCTACAATTTCTGTTAATTTAGAAAATGTTTTTAAAGTTTCACTACTAAATCTAAAGGCTGTTCCTAGTTGTTTATTAAGTTCAGTATTTGCTTTAACTATTCTTTGGCTATTAATAGCTATATCGTTTGAATTTAAAGCAGCAGCAGCAAATCCTTTAGATAATTCTATAGATTCCGCCTTACTTAAATTTAACCCTCTAGCTAATTCAGTAGTGCTTTTATCAGCATTCATTATTTGAGTAGCAAATGCTAATGCTGCACCCTTACCTGCATTTAATAATCCACCGAGGGTTTTTGATTTTTTATTTATTTGTTCTATAAGATTATTAGAACTATCAAAAGCATCGGTTAAATCAACAGCGTTAGCTACTGTGTTAGCACTCTCAGTTGAAGCATCACCCATATTTTTTGCTAAGTTTCTAGATAATTTGGCTGCTTGCCCTAGAATTTTAGCTAAATCACCAAGACCTTCTTGGAGTTTGGCATTTGCTTCTTCTATCTCAAACTTACTTTTTTTTATATTATCTTCTTCTGCCATTTTATTAAAAATAGTGGGTCTTATATAAATATAAAAAAATTACTTTTTATTGAAATTTGGTGATTTAGGAACATTAGGAGAAGAATTATTTCCTCTTCTAGCCTTTTCTATTTCTTCATTTTGTTGTTTATGTAAACCATCTATTTTACGTATATGGTACCTTCTTAGGTGAATAGGCATTTGATATACTTCAGAATATATAAAGCCTCCATTCCCATAATATACTAGGTCATGTACTTCTTGATAAACTTGGAATTTATACTCCGGCGTCAGGCCAAAAAAAGTTGATCCCAATAGGGACCTTAACGCCTTTCACGCTTCCAGCTTCAGTTTCAAGATCAAAGGATAAATCAACATCAGGCTGTATTTCTTTGATGTAACCTCTTAAAGCCCTTGCATCTCTTGCTAATAAACTATTGTCTACAAATTCTCTAACTGTTTTTCTTTCATAATCACCATCTATAGATAAGATAGTATATTTTAATCTAGTAGTAAGTTCAGGGGATTCTTTTTTAGCTTTTTTTATACCTTTTAATTCTGAAGCTATTTTATTTTCATCCCCGTGAGTTAAAAATTTAAATGTAATAGTTTTTTGAATAGTAGGAAGGGTAAACTCAAATTCATTTTTACCTTTTTCGGGTATATGTTCTTCTTTTAAAAGTTTATCTTCAACTTTAGTAAGATCTACAGTATGTGATTCTTCATTATAAGTAAATTCATATTCTTTACCATATCCTAAAACTCTTGCTGCTATCATTATAGCATTTTTATCACCTACAATTAAATCATTATAATTAATTGGAGTAACTATTAAAGACTGCAATAGTTTATCTATTACAGTGCCATTATTTATATAGCTGCTATTAGTAAGAATATCTTCTTCTTTAGCAGTCATATATTTCATTTCAAGAACACCTTTAGATAAGGGATTATCAGGGGGATAAATTAATCCTTGTGAAGGTAAAGTAACTTCCTCAGTAGGGAATATTGATTTATTTTCCATTTGTTACAACTTTATATGTTTGCATATACATATGTAAAAAAAAGAGGTGCTTGCGCACCTCTTAATTTATTTATGTTAAGAATCTTAGTAGTTTAAGATTGCATAATCCATTGCAATTGTTAAGCTAATTTCCATAGGTGAGGATGAAGTCCAATCACCACTTCCAAATTCAGCATTAGTAACATAAGCTCCTTTACAAATCCATTCTTCAACAACATCGCCAACAGGACCTAATGTTTGGAATCTAACATCTTTTTTATAAAAGTCAGAATAACCATCTCTACCAGTTACAGATTCATGGTGTAAACGAACCCATTCCATTACTGCCTGTCCCCCTGAAGGAGTTACAGGGTCATACAATGTACAAGAAATAGGAGACCAGTCAGACTTACCTTTAACTTTTCTTTTAATGTTAATGTGGTCAAGAACTACTTCTTCTGCGGTGTATTTTGGTTTATCTGCGGATTTAACCAAATAAGCAGGAATACCGTCTATAAAAAATATAAATCTATTTTGTAGCTTAGGTTCGTAAGCCGTATAGAACATATCTGCTGAACTTAATATTGCCATTGTCGTGTTGTTTTATTATAAATATAGTATTCTTAAATTTTTAGTCATTAAAAGTAGCACCTGTGGGTTGAATTGTATAATCTAATACTATAAATTCAGCTGTTTTAGTTGGTTGGATAAATATTTGTCCCACCAATTGGTTTCTATCTATTGCTTCAGCAGTATTATTAGTTTCGTCCATTACAACTCGGAAGGCAAATAAACCTTGTCTTTGTTGGATTGATTCTAAGAACGGATTAACTGCATTTAAGAATCTATTTCTAGTTTGTACTGTATTTTGTTCAAATACTAAGTTTTTAGAAGTATCACCTATAAAGTTTTTAAGGGTAATTAATAATCTTCTAACATTAATGCGATCTAAAGCACTTGCTTTCTTTTGCAAGGTTTTCTGACCAAATGCTACAGGTCCTACTCTTGGGAAAGTAGCTATAGGATTAACTTTATTATCATAAAGCTTATCTCTTAAAGCTTGTGGTACTTTAAATTCAGATCTTACAATAGGTAAACCACCTCTATTTAAACCAGCAGGTGCAAAGAAAGGAGCTGCTATTCTATCATTAAAGGCATATACACCTTGCATTACCGTAGAAGCGGGTGCCCAAACATTTCTACTTAATTCTGTAGATGGGACTTTAACCCATGGCCAATAAGTACCTGCAAAATTAGTATTTAATTTATTTGCTTCGCTATTTACGGTAGTTACATTTGAAGCGTAGGGAACCATATCTGCTATATAGAAGCAATCTCCCCTTTCTTCACAAAGGGCAATAGTATCTGCTACTACAGTTGCAAAATCAGCATTATAAGCACCTGGGGTAGTTATGGTTGCAAACCTATATTCATCTTTATTTTTTAAAACATTCAAGGCTGTTGTGTAGTCGGTACTTATAAGGCCTTGAGTATTACCACTGTTTATATTTTCAAAAGCTTTTAATCCGCCAGCATGTGTTGGTATATTAGTACCAGTAGCTCCAAAGAAGGCTCCACTTTGGGCGGTTGGAAGGTTTGCTGAGAATGAGTTTCCACTTGAATTTGTTCCTATAGAGCCATCATTTTGAAGA